CACGCACTGAGATCACGGTCAGACTTATTTCAGGACAGTCCCAGTCCTCGCCGATTTACGGGCGGTCGGGCATTAACCGACTCTCTTCTCGCCACGCACTGGGGTGCGTACTCGTTTCTTGGGGACGAGCCATCCCCCTTCCACCGGCACAAGCACGTCTGACAAAACCCACTTCGTCCTGTGGGGTGGCTGTCTCGCTTGTCCATCGACATACACGCTCCAATAGTCTAACCACGAATCCGGGACTCCGTCCAACGGAATATTCATGGGGCGTATCTCGGAAATTCCATCAAGATAACGCTCGATCGACAGTTGTTGCGACACTGGCATGCCGAAGACTTCCTCCACCACCAGACGGCTCGCTATCCCTACACTGCGCTTTGCCGGTTCTCCACGGTTCAGCGCATCCACCACCCAATCGCGCATCCACGCCGACATCGCTCCGCGACGATTTACGGCCTTCAGCACCCGCATTCTTTTGACGTCGCTAGTAGCGCGCAAGCCAAAATGAGCGAGTGCCTGGATTACAGGCGCTCCTGGATAGGCGTGTGCAAGTGACAGTGCCTTCGCTCTCAACAGAGCCTTGAGTACCCCCGGGCGGCAGCGCTCGTAGCGCTGGGAAGTCCACCCGAAGTTGGCCATGACCTTCCACGGATCAGCCAAATTGTTTCGGTCTTCAGGGGCGAAGACTATGCCGCAAAAGCTGGCGTGGGAAATATCATCCACGATCTCCAGCTTGATTTTAAGTCCAATTTCAGTGTAATCACGGGTGGTGGGGACCGCTCCTTCAAACCTGAAGAGCCCGTCGTCTCCCTCCACAACACCATCGAAATAGTGGCAGCCCTTTTCCTGAGCCACAAATCCGTTAAACATCAGATTGGACCATCCGTTCCCGAGTGAGGTGCACATTTCACCGGACATGCGCACAGCATTCAGAATCACCCGAAAATCACGATAGCGACAATCGTTCTCGCCCGCTAAGACCTCATCACAAATCTTGGCAAACCAGTTTGCCTCTGGTAACGCAGCGGTCATATATTTATACATGGGGATCTCGACGTTGCACATAATATCTTTAACGAAAAGTGCCTCAAACGTCTCGAAATCGCTCTGGCCATAGAACGCCCCTGGAGAATATAATCTATCATAGATATAATTGGCCCTCTCCGCCACCGGCACGTGTTTTATAAATTGCGGCAGCTTATACACCTGTTCCTCAATCAGGTGAAAGATCGGACCGACGAGACATTTGAAAACATCAGAACGCGCATTAATGCCGCGTTCGTGCTTATAAGCCACATAAGTCTCGTCCTTCCCAAAGGACTTTACCGTCCAATATTTCTTATCGAACGGGTTGGGACAACTCTTCCAAGCAGCGAGGAGCTCATCCTTACGCCACTGCGGGTAGTTGGTCTTGGCCAACCATGCCTCTACAGAAGTATCGGCATTCGGGTCCAAGGGGGATAAATGGTTAGTATAGTACATATCTACATAATCGCGGAGCCGCTTAAGCTTGCTTCGATCTATGGTGGGCGTTTCAGAAGCAAACCTTTTGCATGCCCCCGCGATCATCGTGTCTACGTCGGCAGGGTCAGGATGAGGGCAAGCCGCGCCGACCAGATGGCACCCCAGTGACACCTGAACAGCCGGCCTCTTTCCCGGGTCGCTTTCACGAAATTTCTGGAACTTCACGTCCTCCTTGATTTCGGGTTTGGGCAAGTCGACCTCGGTATACCTGTACCCCCGCGCCACTAGACGTCCAACGGTCGCGGGGCCAGCACAAAATCCCCAATGTTACGCTCTCGAAGATGTACGGCGTAAGCATAGGCCACCTCAGCAGTTGCGAGATAGATGTGCTCGGTCCAAAGGAAATAGCGAGAAATTGCGATGGTATTGAATCGTGCAGCGTCGCGCTTCAGGCGTTCGTAAACAACTGTTTCGCTGTCGATAGTGTTCATGTATTTGGGGGCGAGCAACTGGGACAGCAGCTCCAGGCTCACGGTAACAACTTCCATCTCATCGTCCTCAGCATTAAGCAGCTCCACTTCAGCGTAGGCCGCATTTGGATGCTTGAGTGACATGAGAGAATTCGCGTCGTGTCGCAAGTCCTCGTGCCGCTCGTCCAGCAGTCGCCGGAACGTGATCCTCCGGGAGCCCAACGTCGTTCGCACAAGACGACGGGTCCAGTCTGGGCGGACGTAGCGCCATCGACGCCGTCCAAGCGAGTCTTCATAAGACTGCCAACTTTCCCAGAAGAAAACGAACAGGATTCCAATTAGGCCCACCACGGCCTCCCTCTCCCAACCCCACCGGGCTGCAGGGAACAAAGCGAGAATCGCCCCCAGCAACACCAACCACTCCCATGACCAAAAGCGGACGGGGTCCCCGATCCAGAAATCAATCTGCATTCCGGCCAAGCGCAATGCATTTTCCGACATCGAGTCGACGATAGCTAAGCGCTCTTGCGCGCTCTTCAAGGCAGCCGTCGTCGTTTGCAGCTCCTTTGAAGTATCCTTCAGCGTACTCTTAGTCCCGTCAAGTTCGGCCACCAACTCCCCATACTTTGCAGCTGGTTTATCGGCGCCGCCCTTGCGACGGTCATTGCGCTTCTTGGAATCCCCGCGACGGCCTTTCGGCTGCGGGCGCTGCCCACTTTCAATGGGCTCGGTCTCTGCCATTCACCCAGGCTCAGGACTTTAGTCAGTTTTAGTATCTCTAGGCGGTTTTGCTTCCCGCCGAAGGTTCCCGTTGGTCGGTGCCCCTTCACTGCCTCCTCTCGGCCGGCAAGTTGAAGGTCGGATGTGGTGTAAGCAGGTATAGACCCCTCACCCACG